ATGTCGAACGGGCCGTGGACAGACGAGGAAAACGACCTGATCGTCGCGGATTACTTCGCGATGCTCGCCGACGACATCTCCGCGCACCGCTACAGCAAGGCCGAGCATCGGCGCGCGCTCCTCCCGCTACTGAACGACCGGTCCGAGGGGTCCGTCGAGTTCAAGCACCAGAACATCAGCGCGGTGCTGAAGGGCCTCGGCGAGGACTGGATCCCCGGCTACAAGCCCGCGTTCAATTTTCAGATGACGCTGGTTGATGCCGTGGCGCGGTGGCTGGCGCTGAACCCGGCCTGGCTCGGGCGCCAACCGGGGCTGCAAACCGCCGCTGGCCTACGCGAGGCGGCGCATATCTGGATTGGGCCGCCGCCGACGCTGTCGAACCAGCCGCCGCCACAGGAGCTGGACCAGATGCTGCACATCGCCCGCAAGTTCGACGTGGCGGGCCGGGACGAGCGCAACCGGGCCCTCGGCCGCGCGGGCGAGGAGCGCGTGCTGGCGCATGAGCGCGCGGCCTTGCGGACGGCAGGACGTGACGATCTGGCGCGCAAGGTGCGCTGGGTGTCGGAGGAGGATGGCGACGGGGCGGGCTACGACATCGCGAGTTTCGCCCCGGACGGGCTCCCCCGGCTGATCGAGGTCAAAACGACGAACGGGTGGGAGCGCACGCCCTTCCACATCACCCGCAACGAACTGGCCGTGGCCGAGGAGCGCCGGTCGGAATGGCGCCTGTTCCGGCTGTGGAATTTCTCACGCGAGCCGAAGGCGTTCGAACTGCACCCGCCGCTGGACGCGCATGTCTCGCTGACCGCGACGACGTTTCAGGCGAGCTTTCACTGAGCCTCAGTCGAACACCCGCTCCAGCTGTTCATGCCATGGCAGGGCCGCGACATCGGTCAGTTTCAACAGGGTCACGGCGGGCACCTCACGCTTGTAGACGAGGCGCTTGAGGACCCCCGGCGCGAGATAGGCGAGCCGCAGCTGTCGACTGACATGGCGTTCGGCCAGCCCGACGGCTTTCGCCAGATCGGTGACCGTGTCGAATTCGCCAGCTTCCATGCGCCGCCGCCAGCCCCACGCCCTGCCGATGGCGCGCAGGATATGCGGATCCTGTGTCCGGTCTTCGCTGGGCAGATAGGTGGCGGGCGGCATAATCTTCGGCCGCCCGTTCTGCTTGCGGACCTTGAGCGGCACGAAGATCTGGATGGACTCGTCGGGTTTCATCATTCCGTCACCACCTTCTTTCGTGGCGCCATCATGTCGCGCATGACGCCCGAAACGCCGTCGGTCCGGACATCGATGACCAGCCCCTCGGATGTCACGGTGACCCGGCGCACCAGCAACTGCACGATCCGAGTCTGCTCCGCAGGGAACAGCTGGCCCCAGACGTCGTCGAACGTCTGCAGCGTGGAGATCACGTCGGCCTCAGCGAAGGCGTGACCCTCGCGCGCCAAGTGGGCGATGACCTGTGCCGTGATCGAGGGCGCGCGCATCACCCGCCGCAACTCGGTCACCACGGCCGCTTCCACGAGGTCGGCCGGAAGGCGGCGCGGGATGCCTTCATCGCTGGGTTCGCGATTCTTGATGACGTCCATCGAGACGTAATACCGGTATCGCCGCGCGCCCTTCTTCGTGCTGCTCGGGGTCATGGCGGCGCCCGTAGCCGTGAAGATCAGCCCCTTGAGCAACGCAGGCGCCTGCGCGCGGGTGTTGTTGGCGCGCTTTCGCGGGTTCTGCCGCAAGATGGCATGGACCTGATCCCACAGCTGCTGGTCGATGATGGCCTGATGCTCGCCGGGATAGGCCTTGCCCTTGTGGACGGCGTCGCCGCGATAGACGCGGTTCATCAGCACCCTGTAGAGATATCCCTTGTCGACCAACGTGCCCTGCTTGTTGCGGAGCCCTTTGCGGCGCAGTTCGCGGGCCAGCACGGTCGCTGATCCGACCTCGACGAACCTCTCGAAGATGCCCCGCACGGTGGCAGCCTCGTCTTCATTCACCACGAGCTTGCGGTCCTTCACATCGTACCCGAGCGGGACGTAGCCGCCCATCCACATGCCCTTCATGCGGGAGGCGCGGACCTTGTCGCGGATGCGCTCGGCTGTGACCTCGCGCTCGAACTGAGCGAAGCTGAGCAGGATGTTCAGCGTCAGCCGCCCCATGGAGGTGGTGGTGTTGAAGGACTGCGTTACCGAGACGAAGGTCACGCCGTTGCGATCGAAGACCTCGACCAGCTTCGAGAAGTCCATCAGCGACCGTGACAGGCGGTCGATTTTGTAGACGACCACCACATTGATCAGGCCGTCCTCGATGTCGGCCAGAAGCTGCTTGAGGCCGGGCCGTTCCAGCGTTCCGCCCGAGATGCCGCCGTCGTCATACTGATCGCGGACCAGCACCCAGCCCTCGGAACGTTGGCTGGCGATATAGGCCTCGCAGGCTTCTCGCTGTGCGTGCAGGCTGTTGAACTCCTGCTCCAGCCCTTCCTCGGAGGACTTGCGCGTGTAGATGGCGCAGCGCTGGCGGCGGACGGGATTTGCGCGTTGATCCATCAATCATTCCCCCGCTTTCGTTCGCGCAACCCGAAGAAGCGGTAGCCATTCCAGCGCGTTCCGGTGATCGCCCGCGCAATCGCGGACAAGGATTTGTACGGTCTCCCCTGCCACTCGAACCCGTCCCGCAAGACGGTGATCGTGTGCTCGACCCCGTTCCATTCGCGGATCAACCTCGTGCCGACCACGGGATTGCGAGGATCGGCGATCTGGCTCTTGCGTGTCAGGGTGCCGCTGACCTCGTCGGCCAGAAGGTCCAGCATGCGCCGGGTTTCGCGATCAGGACCGCCATACGTCAGCTCCTGGATGCGGTAGGCCAACCGGCCCTCAAGGAACGCTCGGCTGTTGTTCGGCGCCGTCGTGGCAAAAATCGTCTGCCACTCCGACTTCAACTGGGGGACGGACATGGACTTCAGCGCGGCCAGGCGCGCGGGGATGGGATCAGGCTTCGTCATGCGTTTCTCCGGTGAGTTGGAGTTGCATGACGGCATTGGTCGTCGGGATAGTGTAGGCAACGTTCTCCAGTATTGTCAGATACTTCACGCCTATCCTGCCCGAGCAGCCGAACCAGCCCGAGCGCCAGCAGGCCACACAGTTCGGCCCGGCGTTCGGCGGCGGTCATCTGGTCGGGAGGTAGCGGATTGGGGCGGTTCATGTCTCGGTGGCCGTGTTTGATGGTGTGCTACCGATCAAAAGCCACCCAGCCGTCCGAGGTGGGACATCTCAGCGGAACGGGATGCGGAAATGCGAACAGGGAGAGAACATCAGGGCTTGCCGATCACGGATTTGTCCATGATTATCGCAGGTTGAATCATTCGAGAGCAGTAGTTCATTGAGGTGAGTTCATGGCGCGCAAAGCATCCCCGATCGGTCCGCATGTTCTGGCGCTGATCGAGGATGCGCGCGTCGACCTCGCCCGAGCTGCCCTTGCCGTGCGCGAGGGCGACAATGAGCCGGAATTCAAGCTGCCCGAGGACGTTCCCGACCTCGCCGACGAAGAAGCAGTCGAGGCGTTTCGGCAAGCACTTGTCGAGACGCTGTCGGATTTCGACCGCGATGACCTGCGACCTGCGGAGCAGCGATCACGAAGGATCCGGGCCCTCGCCGAGAAAAAGGGCGTCACCTCGCTCACCACCATTGTCGAGCAACAACTCGATGAGACACGGTCGCAGGAGTTTCACCGGCAGCCAGATGAGCTCTGCAGAAGCATCTGGGCATATCTCCATGAACGCGAAACCTTCGAGGATGCGGAGAGCTTTCACTTCGCCCGACAGTTCCGCGACCACGGCAAGCTCTACGACGCCTTCGAGGTCGAACTGGAGAACCAGGTAGCCCTCGACGCGGCGGCCATCGACGAAAAGGCGCTGGCGTCAAAGATCAAGGGCATGCTCGAGCTGAAGCCCGAGATATCCTGCACGGTCAAGGCGCTCGATCTGCCTGCCACCGATACGCACCCTGCGTCCATCATGCTGATCGTCCGGCACGGTGGCCCGCTTTCGAGCGTCTACGATCACCGGCAAGACGGAAGGCGGGGAACCATCTACTACCGACCGCCGAACGAGGCGACGCTGATCTACACGCCCTCAATGCGGCAGATCGAGGTCTGCGCGGACAGCCCCGTGGTGCGCCAGTCGGTCAGCGACTCCTTCGCCGAAGTTGCGCTAGGTCACGACATCTCCCAGAAACCTCTGACCTGGAAGCGCTATAATCTTTCGCGCTTCCGCTCTTCGCTTCTTCTGCAGCCCCCTGAGATCGAAGGGTACGCGTTCGAGTTCGCGCGCGTCATCGAAGCCGAGATCCGGCTGGGAACCTGGCGCCGCAAGCTTCAGCTCAAGGTGACGGTCGACGATGACATCCAGGAGGTTGCCGACCGATATCTCGGGGCGCGGAACATCTTTCGGCGCGCCGAAGCGTTCAGCCGGATCACGATCGCGGTGGCCTACAACCTGATCGGCGATGAGAAGCAGCGGACGCTCAATATCACCATTGCAGGCACGAAGAGCTGCAACCTGCAGAGCAAGCCCGATCCGGAAGAACGCAGCCTCGGCTTCGCGCTACTCAAGGAATGGGGAATCCTGAGCGCGTTCAGGCAGATCGCGCATGATGACCTTCGTGCGATATTCCCCCAGCTTGTTCAACTTCACGACCGCATCGAGGACGAGGTCAGCGGAAGTTATCTGCTGGAACTCGGGCTTGACCCGAAGCGTCTGATCGAAGGTGGCCTGCTCGAGCGCCGCGACCGTCAGGATGTGGTTCTCATCGAGGACGACGACGTCGACGGGGAAGGCGCCGTCAAACCATCAGTGACCCAAGGAATGGTAAAGGCTGTAGGTCCTTTTGGCGAAGATGTCGGCAAGCGCCCCGCGTCGGATGTCGAGATGTTCGCGGTCAACGCTCAGTGGCTTCACGAGACGCTCATGCGCCTGATGAAGCCGCTGCTGAGCAAGCGGGCGGCCCAGATCCTGGACCCGGACCTAACCCTCGTCGGCGCGATCCAGATCGATGAGGCAGATGTGCCCGTCTATTTCGCCCGGCGGCTCAATGATCCGAAAACGGCGCAGAGACTGGATCTGATGTTGCGCGCGCGGGACACCGCTGGGGTGGGCATCGTCTTCGCCGCGAGCGAGGAGATGCCGTCACATCTTGGGCCGAACGTCGTCATGCCGCTGCTGTCCCATCTCGCATCGGCTGACGAGGAAATGCTGTTCGCGCGCGACGGAATAGAACTCGCGTACCGAGACGGTCTTTCCCTCGCGCGCGGGGGCGTGTCGCCGCGGGTGGTTCGGACAGGCAAGCAGTCCGGCACGCTGTTCATTCCCGGCAGGGAGCCCCTTCACCTCGCTGGGAACGATCAACTTACGATCTTCGAGCGCCTGGTGGTCGCAGCCGCGAAAGGCAGTCCCGACGTTCAGGTAAAGGCGCTGATGGAAGGCTTCGAGTCCAGAAGCCCCCAGCAGGCGTTCCGGAAGGAGACCTGGGACAGCATCCGGGACGTCTATATCGGCAAGGGTGCGAAGAACGGATATTGGCGACTGCTACTCACTGCGCAGCCGACCGAAGCCGTGGCCGAGCCAACCGAGGAAGCGACCGTCTAACAGCGGTCTAACATGCGGCGGGAGACGGTCTAACAAACCGCTGATTACTGGAAGGGCTCCACATAGAGGAGCACTTCCATGCCGACTCCCTTCCCCCCGCGCCAGGCAGCCCAGACGAACTGGTCCGGCGCCGCGAAGACCAAGCCCACCACCTCCAACTCGGAATGGCGCTGCACGCGCTGTGAGAAGCTGCTCGGCGTCTGCCGGGACGGCCGGATGCACCTGCGCTTCGCGCGGGGGCACGAGTATCTCGTGGGCTTCCCGGTTCAGGCCACCTGTCGGGGCTGCGGCACGCTGAACCACGCGACCGCGCCCGCGCGCTGACGCGCGCATTCACCCAACCCCCTGAAATCGCAGAGACGCGCGACGTCCTGACCTGGCCACGAGAAGGCGCCGGACGCCTGGCCGCAAGGCAGGCGTCCGATGTCCTTCGCGTGGCACGAGATCCGTGATCACCTCATGCATTCATCCACGAACCTTCACTTCCAGCGCAGTTTCGACGCCGTCAGGCGTGCGCAGGCCGCCCTCGCACCGTTCCGGGATCCGGCGGCTCTGTTGGACGGTCTGCACCGCACGCCCGGCGATCAGGGCCAGAAGAACGTGATCCTCTCCACGCTCGTTAGCGCGGCGCAGGGCGACGGGCCAGCGTCCGACTGCGCCCTGACGCTGCTGTTGCTGGCGCTCTGGCCCGGCCTCGACGCCATCCGGCGCCGGTCGCTCTGGCGCAGGCTCGGCACCGCCGACGAGATCGCGTCCGACGTCCTTGCGCGCACCACCGAGGCGGTCCGCGGCCTCGACCTTGGCCGCGTCAACTGGATCGCGGCCACGGTGTTGCGCAACGTCGAGCGCGACATGATCCGCGTGCGCCAGCGCGACCACACGCGCGAGCATCTCGCCCGCAGCGCCGATCCTGACGAGGTGGCGGACAGCGGCGAAAGCGGCATCGGCGCGGACGGGTACGCACGGCTGAACGGTGCCGTGCGGAGGCTGCTCGGCGATGATGCCCTGCTGGTGATCCGCGTGGCGATCGAGGGCTTCTCCCAGGCCGAGGTCGCCGTCGAACTCGGCCTGACCGAGGTCGCCGCCCGCAAGCGGTACCAGCGCGCGATGCGCCGGCTGCACGACGCCCTTCAGGAAATCCCCTGAACCGATGTCCCGATCCGGTCCTGCGGGTGGCTTTTCCCATTCGAGCGCCCCGAGCGCCTTCCCTCCAACCGAAAGCAGACACGCATGAACCGCACTGCCGATCTGTCGCTCGAGGATTTCAGGCGTCTTCCGGGGCTCTATCGCCGCTGGGAACTGACCGAGGTCTGCGAGCCCAACCGCAACTATCAGATCGAGGACGCCGGCGCCCATGCCGACGGGACGCCGCTGCTGGCGATCTACGTCGCCGAGCCCGCGCCCGACGTCCGCGAGGCCGCGTGATGCGCCTCCTCGATCACATCATCCCACGGAGAACAGCCATGCCGGACCAGCCGGACGACATCACCCGTCTTCGCAAGGCGAGCTACGCCCTTGAAGACCTCCCCGAAACCATCGCCTTCCCGCAGCGTCCCGGAGACGAACCGCGCGAGCCGCTGCCGGTCGTCGAGGCGACCGTCGACGAGATCGCCTTCGCGATCGTGGAAGCGGAGCGCGAGAGCACGGCCGCCTACCGCCGCGCCGACGCGCTGAAGCGCCTCTACAAGCTCGCCCGCGAGGCGGGGTGCATCGGCGCAGATCGCGCCGCCACGGCGGTGATGAAGAAGGAGGGCAAGTGATGGCCCTTCCCATCATCGGCGCCGATGAGCGGCTCGCGCAGCGCAAGGGCATCAAGGGCGTCATCTTCGGCCGGTCCGGCATCGGCAAGACCAGCCTGCTCTGGACGCTGAACGCCTCGACCACGCTCTTCCTCGATCTCGAGGCCGGCGATCTGGCGGTCGAGGGGCTGGAGATCGACACGCTCCGGCCCCGCACCTGGAAGGAATGCCGGGATTTCGCGGTGTTCATCGGCGGGCCGAACCCGGCGCTGCGCGAGGACCAGCCCTACAGCATGGCGCATTTCGACGAGGTCTGCGGGCGCTACGGCGATCCGGCGGTGATCGGGAAATACGAGACCGTCTTCATCGACTCGATCACCGTGGCCGGGCGGCTCTGCTTCCAGTGGTGCCGCGGCCAGCCTGACGCCTTCTCCGAGAAAACCGGCAAGCCCGACATCCGCGGCGCCTACGGGCTGCACGGCCGCGAGATGATCGGCTGGCTGACCCACCTGCAGCACACGCGCGGCAAGCATGTCTGGTTCGTGGGCATCCTCGACGAGCGGCTCGACGACTTCAACCGCAAGGTCTTCCAGCCGCAGATCGACGGCTCGAAGACCGGGCTCGAGCTGCCGGGGATCGTCGATCAGGTCATCACCATGGCCGACATCCCGGACCCGGGCGGTCAGCCGCAGCGCGCCTTCGTCTGCCAGACGCTGAATCCGTGGGGCTTTCCGGCCAAGGACCGCTCGGGCCGCCTCGACAGGGTCGAGGCCCCGCATCTCGGCCGGCTGATGGAGAAGATCCAGCGCCCTGCAGCGCCTGCGTCCGAACGCCTGACCTGGCCGCCGGTGACCCCAGCCGAACCCGTCCCCGCGCATGAGCCTGGCCATGGCTGAGCGCCTCTCGCCACGCCCGGTGTCCCGATCCGGTCGCCGGGGTGGCTTTTCCCCTCTGACGCCGCTGCGCGTCCCATCCTCCAACTGAAAGGAGCCGCGCAATGTCCGGACCCTGGAACGACTTCAACTCCGCCCAATCCAACACCAACGTCATCCCGAAAGGCACGCTCGCCAAGGTGCGTCTGACGCTCCGCCCCGGCGGCTTCGACGACCCCTCGCAGGGCTGGACCGGCGGCTGGGCGCGCCGCGCCGCCACCGGCGCCGTCTATCTCGACGCCGAATACACGGTGCTCGAGGGGCCCTATGCCCGGCGCAAGGTCTGGTCGCTGATCGGCCTCTACAGCCCCAAGGGCCCCGACTGGGCGAACATGGGGCGCGGCCTGATCCGCGGCATCCTCAACTCCGCGCGCGGCGTGTCCGACAAGGACAACTCGCCCGAGGCGCAGGCGCGCCGCCGCATCAACGGGTTCGGCGATCTCGACGGCGTCGAGTTCATCGCCCGCATCGACATCGGCACCGACACCAACGGCGAGGACAAGAACGAGATCCGCGCCGCGGTCACCCCCGACCATCGGGACTACGCCGCGCTGATGGGCACGGTCGCGCCGCAGTTCACCGCCGCCCCGGCGCAGGGCCACACCCCGCAGCAGCCCACCACGGCCACCCAGCCCAGCCAGCCCGCGTCCGCCCCCGGCGCCGCCGGTCGGCCGAGCTGGGCGCAGTAAGGGGGAGACCGGCCATGCGCCTGCGCCCCCGCCAGAAGACCTTCGTCGAGCGCAGCGTCGCTGCGCTCGCTTCCCACGGCAACACGCTGGGCGTGGCGCCCACCGGCGCGGGCAAGACCATCATGCTCTCGGCGGTCACCGGCGAGATGATCGGCGACGGGGCCAAGGCCTGCGTACTGGCGCATCGCGACGAGTTGACGGCGCAGAACCGCGCCAAGTTCCAGCGCGTGGTGCCGGGCGTCGCCACCTCGGTGATCGACGCCACGGAGAAGTCCTGGGGCGGCCAGGTCGCCTTCGCCATGGTGCCGACGCTGGCGCGGGCCTCGAACCTCGCCGACATGCCGCGTCTCGACCTGCTTGTCGTCGACGAGGCGCACCATGCCGTCGCCGACAGCTACCGCCGCATCATCGACCGCGTGCGCGAGGCCAATCCCGACGCCCGCATCTTCGGGGTCACGGCGACGCCGAACAGGGGCGACAGAAAGGGCCTGCGCGAGGTCTTCGACAACGTGGCCGATCAGGTTCGGCTGGGCGAGCTGATCGCCTCGGGCCACCTCGTGCCGCCGCGCACCTTCGTCATCGACGTGGGCGTGCAGGAGGAACTGCGCTCGGTCCGCAAGACCATGTCGGATTTCGACATGGCGGAGGTGGCGGGCATCATGGACCGCGCTCCCGTCACCGACGAGGTGATCCGGCACTGGAAGGAGAAGGCAGGCGACCGGCAGACCGTGGTGTTCTGCTCCACCGTCGCGCACGCCGAACACGTCACCGACGCCTTCAGGGCGGCGGGCGTTTCCGCCGCCCTGATCCACGGCGATCTGGCGGCCGAGACGCGGAAGGCGATCCTCGCCGACTATGCGGCGGGCAGCATCCGCGTCATCGTCAACGTGGCGGTGCTGACCGAGGGCTGGGACCATCCGCCCACCTCCTGCGTCGTGCTGCTGCGGCCCAGCTCCTACAAGTCCACCATGATCCAGATGGTCGGGCGCGGTCTGCGCACCGTCGATCCCGAGGAACATCCAGGCATCGTCAAGACCGACTGCGTCGTGCTGGATTTCGGCACCTCGAGCCTGATCCACGGCACGCTGGAACAAGATGTCGATCTCGACGGCAAGACCGAAACCGGCGAAGCGCCGACCAAGACCTGCCCGACCTGCGAGGCAGAGATCCCACTGGCCGCCACCGAATGTCCGCTCTGCGGCGAGGAGTTCCCGCGCGAGGATCTGGATGCGGGCGAAGGCGGGGCCGCCGCGCCGCTCTCGGGCTTCATGATGACCGAGATCGACCTGCTGAAGCGGTCCAGCTTCGCGTGGGTCGACCTCTACGGCACGGACGACGCGCTGATGGCCACGGGCTTCGCAGCCTGGGGCGGCATCTTCTGGCTGGACGGGGTCTGGTACGCAATCGGCGGGGCGAAGGGCGAACGTCCCCACCTGCTGGGTGTCGGCGAGCGAACCGTCTGTCTCGCGCAGGCCGACGACTGGCTGAACACCCACGAGACTGACGAGAGCGCCTTCAAGACCCGTTCCTGGCTGCGCCAGCCGCCGACCGAAAAGCAGCTCCAGTACCTGCCGCCCGAGTGCCGCCACGACTTCGGCCTGACGCGCTACCGCGCCTCGGCGCTGATGACCTTCGGCTTCAACAAGCGCGCCATCCGCCAGCTGATCGACACGGCGGCCTCTCCCGAACGGAGGGCGGCATGACCCATGTCCGCATCCACCCCCATCCCGGCCGAGGACCGGCGGCGACTGTGGCATCCGCGTGGAACGCTCTGTGCTGTTTGCCGGCAACCCACCCGTGGTTTTGGCTGGTTCGATCCGCACCGGTCGAAGCGGCCCCGGCCCTCGGTCTGGTTCTGCTCGATGCCCTGCCAGTCCTTCTGGACGCGCTTGGCCAGGGAGCGTTTCGCCATGGTTGACCTGACCAAGGAAGAGCGCGCCGCGATCACCGCCACCATGAAGCGCGTGGCGCTGCTGATGGACGAGATCGGCTGGGCCACCCCGCTGGCCGAGCTGACCGAGGCTCAGGTGCGCGCGCTGATCGAGGAAGCCGTCGAGGGCTTCCGCGAGGCCATGTCCGACATCGCCCGGGCGCAGACGCCGGAGGTGCCGTTTTGACCCTCGATTACAATCATCGGCCCAGTTTCGCGGAGCAAGTCAACGCCGCCGTCGATCGGGCGCTCACCGCCGATCAGGCCACGCGGCCGCCCCGCGACTACCTCGGTGGCTCGCGCCTCGGCCATGCCTGCGAGCGGGCCCTGCAGTTCGAGTTCACGGCGACGCCGAAGGACGAGGGCCAGGACTTCTCGGGCCAGTCGCTGCGCATCTTCGCCATCGGCCACGCGCTCGAGGATCTGGCCGTCGCCTGGCTGCGCGGCGCGGGTTTCGACCTCTACACCCGCAAGGGCAACCGGCCCGATGGCGGCCAGTTCGGCTTCTCCGTCGCGAACGGGCGCATCCGCGGCCATGTCGACGGCATCATCGCTGCGGGCCCCGAAGGCTTCGGTCTGGCCGTTCCCGCCCTCTGGGAATGCAAGACGATGAACGCCAAGAACTGGCGCGCCTGCGTGAAGGACGGCGTGACCAAGTCGAAGCCGGTCTACGCCGCCCAGATCGCGCTCTACCAGGCCTACATGGAAGGGACGGTGCCGGGCATCTCGGCCGCGCCGGCGCTCTTCACTGCGATCAACAAGGACACGGCAGAACTGCACCACGAACTGGTGCCCTTCGATGCCGACCTCGCGCAGCGCATGTCCGACCGGGGCGTGCGGATCTTGCAGGCGACCGATGCGGGCGAGCTTCTGCCGCGCGTCGCCACCACGCCCGACTTCTTCGAATGCCGCTTCTGCCCGTGGTCCGAGCGTTGCTGGGGGCTGCCGGCATGAGCGACGACGGCATCCTGCACTTCAACCCGTGGACGGACTTCAACGACGGGCCACCGTCCGAGAACCCCTTCGGCTGCGACCCCGACCCCGAGCAGATCGCCGCCTTCCTCGACACCGTGTTCAGCTGGTGCGAGGGGCTGATCCCGCTCCGCGGCTTCGTCGACAAGGGTCAGGGCCGGGACGGCAAGCCGCACAACATCTGGATCCCCGCCGATGACACCGCGCCGGGGAAACTCGCAACCTTCGCCGCGTGGGCGAACCGCGAGGGGGCGGCCGTCTATGTCATCCCCGGCACGGTCGAGGAACAGGGCGAGGCCCGCGCCGCCGACGTGCTGCAGATGCAGGCCATCGTCGTCGATCTCGACGCGGGCGACATCCCGGCCAAGCTGGACCATGTCACCCGCCATCTCGGCGCGCCCACGCTGATCATCGAAAGCGGCGGTCGGACGCCCGAGGGCGCGGCGAAGCTCCATGTCTGGTGGAAACTGACCGAACCGGCCGAGGGCGACGACCTGGCCACCCTCTGCCGCTTGCGCGGCGATATTGCCGTGAAGGTCGGCGGCGACACGCATTTCCGCTCGGCGCACCAGCCGATCCGGGTGCCTGGCACGGTCTATCACAAGCACGGCCATCAACGTCTCGTGCAGATCCGCGAGCATCGCGACGTCGAGGTGGATCTTGCGGATTTCGCCGAACAGGTCGCCGAGATGCCGCCGCTGCCCGGCGTCGGCTTCGCCAGCGTCGCTGCCGCGCCCGCCTCGAAGCCCGGTATCGACGCGGTGCTCACCACGCCGGTGAGGGAGGGCGCGGTCGACGACTGGTCCCGGTTCCAGGGGGCCAGCGCCGCCATCGGCCATTACATCCGGCTCGTGCACGAGGGCCGCCTCGACCCTTTCGCGGGCTGGGAGGCAATCTGCGGCTACAACGCCGCCATGCTACGCCCGTCCTGGCCGCTCGATCGGCTACAGGCCGAGTCCGAACGCCTCTGGGCGCTGCATGTGAAGCGCAACGGCCCGCCGCTCCTGCGCGCGGCCCACGCCGATGCCTCGGCCAGCCCATTGCCGACCTTCAGCCTCGGCGCACTGCTCGACGACACGAGCCCGATGCCCGAGGACATCATCGGGCCGCGCGTGCTGACCCCGGGCGGGCTCCTGGTGCTGGGCGGCGCGCCGAAGGTCGGCAAGAGCGACTTCCTGATCTCCTGGCTCGTCCACATGGCGGCAGGCGTGCCGTTCCTCGGCTTCACCCCGCCGCGACCGCTGCGGATCTTCTATCTGCAGGCGGAGATCCAGTATCACTACCTGCGCGAGCGCCTGCAGCAGATCGCGCTGCCTGCCGCCGTGATCGCGGCCGCGCGCGACACCTTCATCGCCACCCCGAAGCTGAAGCTGCTGCTGGACGCGGAGGGCGTCGCCCGTGTGGCCGAGGCGATCCGGGCCGCATTCCCCGACGCGCCGCCCGACATCATCGTCATCGACCCGATCCGCAACCTGTTCGACGGCGGCCCCGAGGGCGGGGGCGAGAACGACAACACCGCCATGATGTTCTTCCTGAAGGACCGGGTGGAGCTTCTCCGCGAGGCGGTAAATCCGGACGCGGGCGTGATCCTCGCCCACCACACCCGCAAAGCCACCAAGCATCAGGTCAAGGACGATCCTTTCTTGGCCCTCTCCGGCGCCAGCGCGCTGCGCGGCTTCTACACCTCGGGGCTGCTCATGCACCGACCCGACGAGGACAGCAGCGTCCGCAGACTGGAGATCGAGCTTCGGAACGGCCCCGCGCTGCCGGGCAAGCTGATCGACAAGGTGAAGGGCGAATGGGTCGAGCTGAACCCGCTGAACGAGCGCCTGGTGCGCAAGGAGGTCGGCGCCAAACTCGATGCCGAACGGCTCCGCAAGCACGACGTCATCCTCGGTATGCTGCTGGATGAGGCGGCGAGCGAGCGCCTCTACACCGCCATGCAGTTCGCCGAGACCTTCGAGAACCGGGGAGGTCTGGGCAGCAAGCACACGATCCGCGAGCGCCTCAGCGTGCTGGCGACCAAGGGCTTTGTGAAGTTCCTGCGCGACCCCTCGGGGTTCGGCTTCCCCGTCACCCGGTCGCGGTTCGGCTATCTCTGCGTGGAAGGCATGCAGTTCGGCGCGCCCGTCGAGGAGATCGATCCGGCCACCGGCGAGGTCACCACCGAGGTCCGTCCGGTCCTGCCCAGCCACTTCAAATGCCCCCAATCCGGGCTCTGCCTGCAGGTCGAAAACCCCGCCGTCTGGGTCTACCCGGAGGGGCTGGAAGACGACCTAACTCATATGAGTGAGGCCTGACTCATATGACAGCGCCAACTGTGCACTCAACGAAATCAACGGGTTACGGGCAAGTAAGAGTTAGGTCCCTGACTCATGCCCGAAGACTTCATGAAGTCTTATTCCGCAATGATTTCAGCCACTTGTCCTCCTTGGAACAGTTAGGTGTCAAACCCCCATACTACGTATGGGAGGGCCACCCCACTGGGGTGGCCACTCCTCCCATACGTCCGGGCCAGCCTCGCGGGCCGCCGTGACGCTCCCTTGTGCTTTCCGATCCGACGACGGCGGCCCCGTACCGCCAAGCACCAGACCGCCGTCGTCTTCCACCACCACAGGCCCCCGGCAAAGGAGACCCATCATGGCTCAGCCGACTCTGATCCCGAATTGCGACGGCGCAAGGTTTGAATCTCTGCCGCTCGACGCCCCCCGCAACCGCTGCATCCTCGCGCTCGACCTCGGCACCTCGACCGGCTGGGCGATCCGCGGCCACGACGGTCTGATCATCAGCGGGACCGTCTCGCTGCGCCCGGGCCGCTTCGATGGCGGCGGCATGCGCTACCTGCGCTTCACCAACTGGCTGACCGAGATCGACCGGCTGTCCGGGCCCGTCGCCGCGATCTGGTTCGAGGAAGTCCGCCGCCACGCGGGCACCGACGCGAGCCACATCTACGGCGGCCTCATGGCCACGCTGACCGCATGGGCCGAGCTGCGTGGCGTGCCCTACAAGGGCGTTCCGGTCGGCACGATCAAGCGTCACGCCGCTGGCAAGGGAAACGCCGACAAGGCCGCCATGGTCGCCGCCGTCCGCGCCCGCGGCTTCAGCCCGGCCGACGACAACGAGGCCGACGCCATCGCCATCCTGCTCTGGGCGATCGAGACGAACGGGGGTGTCGCATGAGATGGCATCCCCACGGCTGCGGCGGCCGACGCCGGGATCCCGAGCAGGTCAAGCGCGAGGGCTGGCAGGAACAGGGCGTCCTCGCGGTTTCCGCCGATGACGACCGCCTCACCTGGCCCGAGCGTGAACTGGTCCGCCAGTTGGGCGAGAAGCTCTACGGCCCGCGTCCTTCCGACAGGGAGGCGCGCCATGGCTGATCGCGAATGGACCGCCGACTGCGTCGCCGATCATTTCGAGGAGGCGTTCCGCACCCTGCGCAAGCTGCCGCCGGTGAAGGCGCAGGGCTACTTCAACACTTGGCCCGACATCGTGCGGACGAGCCGCGAGATCGCGGCGATGGAGCCGCAGCCGATGCGGGTCTGGCCATCGGCCGCCGCGATCACCCGGCTCGAACAGACCTTCGACTGGGTGCTCTGGATCGAGGAGGCAGAGCGCAAGCTGGTCTGGTCGCGCGCGGCCCGCGTGCCGTGGAAGCAGATCAGCGGTGAGCTGGGCTGCGACCGCACGACCGCGTGGCGTCGCTGGCAACTGGCGCTGACCAAGATCGCGGCGCGACTGAATGCGTGAGCGACTCCAATGTGTTGCAACACTTTTCCCTTCGACATCTGCAACAGATCCATGCTATTCCGAAGGCAAGATGGGGAGAGTGCGCTGGAAGGCTCGCTCTCCCCTTTGCGTTGACGGGGGCCTTCTGGACCCCGGTATCCAGCGAGGGTCCGGCCGGGGTCCAGCCCACGGCAGTTTCCGGTTCCTTCCGGGCGATATTCGTATGCTGGCGGGCGAAGCGTGAGACATCGCCAGCGACAGGGCCGGATTTTTGGGAAGCCACCTGGAAGCCGAATCCACCTGACCCCGCGCAAACACCAATGAACGCTGGCCTTTCGACCGGACACCGCTGGTGGCCGCTGGACCCTGTGTGGAGTCCGGCCTGGCATCTGGAGTCCGGAAGCCACCGGTATCCACCCGATCGAGGAACCTTGCCCACCATGACGCTGAGCTTCGCCCCGGACGCGATCGAGATGTGGCCGCTGTCGCACCTGCAGCCCTACGCGAAAAACGCGAAGGCGCATGGCGCGGACCAGGTCGCGAAGATCGCCGCCAGCATGGCCGAGTTCGGCTGGACCGTGCCCTGCCTCGTCGCCGAGGACGGAGAGCTGATCGCGGGGCACGGGCGCGTGCTGGCCGCCACGCAGTTGGGGCTGACCGAAGCGCCGGTAATCGTGCTGGGCCATCTGACCGAGGCGCAGCGCCGGGCGTACCGGATCGCGGACAACAAGCTGACCGAACTCGGCACCTGGGACGAGGCGCTGCTGTCGGCGGAACTGAACGACCTGCTGGCCGAAGACTTCGACCTGTCCCTGGTCGGCTTCTCCGACGGCGAGCTGGACAAACTGCTGGCCTACGTGCCGGAGGGGGACGGTGAAGAAGGTGGCGCCGGGGGCTCCGTGCCACCGGTGACCATCCCCGAGCCGCCCCGCAATCCGGCGTCGCAGACGGGCGATCTCTGGATCCTCGGCGACCATCGGTTGCTGTGCGGTGACAGCACCAACCACGATGACGTCCGCCGCCTGATGAATGGCGAGCGCGCGGTGCTGTTCGCGACCGATCCGCCGTATCTCGTCGACTACGACGGCTCGAACCATCCGACGCGGAACAAGGACTGGTCGCAGTCCTACGGCGTGACCTGGGACGACAGTTCTCAGGGCGCGGAGCTCTATGACGGCTTCATCGCCGCCGCGGTCGCCGAGGCGATCACCGAGGACGCGGCCTGGTACTGCTGGCACGCCTCGCGGCGTCAGGCGATGCTCGAGGCCTGCTGGGAGAAGGCCGGCGCCTTCGTCCACCAGCAGATCATCTGGGTGAAGGACCGGGGCGTCCTGACCCGCTCGCATTACCTCTGGAAGCACGAGCCCTGTTTCATGGGCTGGCGCCGCCCGAACCGCCCGCCGAAGGTGGCCGAGGAAACGCTGCCCTCGACATGGGCGCTACCGTCCTTCGCCAAGGACGAACGCCCCGATCACCCGACCCCGAAACCGCTCGACGCCTTCGGCATCCCGATGCGCCAGCACGTCGCCCGCGGCGGGCTCTGCTACGAGCCGTTCTCCGGCTCCGGCTCGCAGATCATGGCGGGCGAGGCCAACGGCCGCCGTGTCTTCGCGATGGAAATCAGCCCGGCCTATGTCGATGTCGCCGTAGAGCGCTGGCAGGCCGAGACCGGCCGCAACGCGATCCTCGACGGCGACGGTCGGACCTTCGCGCAGGTGAGGACCGAGCGGCTGGGCGACGATGCCGAGGCCCGGGCCGATACGCCGGACCTGGACGCCGCACCCGAACCCGCGCGAAAGCGCAAGACCGCCGCGTGACATGCATGACCTGGCTTTACCTTCCTCCGGAAGCGCTTCCGGGGCCGGAGACGCATGCCTCTTCGGCCTTTCCCTCTGCTCCGGCGCTGGCGGACTCGACCTCGGGCTCGCCATCGCCATCCCCGGATATCGTGCTGTGGGCCATGTCGAACGGGAAACCTACGCCGCAGCCACTCTCGTGGCGCGGATGGAAGACGCGTCCCTGGATCGCGCGCCTCTCTGGGACGACGTTGCCACCTTCGACGGCCGTCCTTGGCGCGGCGCGGTGGACATCGTCACTGCGGGCTATCCGTGCCAGCCGTTCTCCGTCGCGGGCAAGCGCCGGGGTGCAGACGATCCGCGGCACCTCTGGCCGCATGTCGCCCGGATCGTTGGCGAGATCGAGCCGCAGTTCGTCTTCCTCGAGAATGTCGCCCATCATCTCCGCCTCGGCTTCCCCGAAGTCGCCGCAGGACTGGTCGGCATGGGCTACCGCCTTGCGGCAGGCCTCTTCACGGCGGCGGAAGTCGGCGCGCCCCACAAGCGCGAGCGGCTCTTCATCCTCGCGATCCGCGAGGGGGACGACCTGGCCGACCCCGCGCGCCTGCTCTGGTACCCGGTCGAGTGGCGGGAACCGGACGGAATTGCTGCGGCTCTGGCCGACGCCGAGGGCCAGCGCCAACGAGAACCGGCAGACGAAACCGACGCCGTCGCAGGCAGCGGGCCTGCACGGGATGAACCTTGCGACGACGGCCGCGATGTGGCCGACCCCGCAGACCGACAGTTTCCGCAGCCGGGGCGGCGAACGGCGCGACGAGAAGGGTCTGGACCGCATGGCGCGGGACTGGCCGACGCCGATGGCGAACGACGGCTGCAAGCCGAGCGCGGGCAACCGCCGGAAGGCCGACCTGACCCATGCGGCTGGGATGTGGATGACGCCGACGGCGCGGGATCACAAGGATGGGGCGACGAGCTTGGCGAACACTCCGGTCAACGGCCTGCTTGGCCGCCAGGTCCTGGTGACGCCAATGGCTGGGAGCGATACCTCCGAGCCGCGCCGGACCTTGAACCCGCTGTTCGTCGAGGCGCTGATGGGCTGGCCCACCGGGTGGACCGGCTTCGCCTCTGTGGCAATGGCGTGGTCCCCTTGGTTGCAGCGCATGCGCTGCGAACTCTGGCGGCTGAATTGCTGGCCGATGGATGAGGCAACAGCATGAAGCAGTCCCGCCTCATGTCGCTGGTCGAGTCCATCGCCAACGTCGTCGTCGGCTACGGCGTTGCCGTCGTCACGCAGATCCTGATCTTCCCGGTCTTTGGCCTGCACACGACGCTGGCGCAGAACCTGAAGATGGGCGCGGTGTTCACGGTGGTCAGCATTGCGCGGTCTTACGTCCTGCGGCGGCTGTTCGAGGCAATACGGGTGCGATAGCCCCGAACATCGACCGCGCGGACTGCGATGATGAACGACGCGTCAGTCCATTCGCAGCGGCCCGAACATGCCGGACTCCACCATAGCCATGTAGACGCGCTTCATCGCCATCGCCGTATCCTGATTGACGAACAGCGATGAGCGCGACCCATGGGGATCACCGAGCAGGTAGGGACGCATCGTATCCCACCGCTCGCCGACTTCAGCGCGGTGCCACATGCGCATCTCTTGCTGAATCATCAGCGGCACGGCGAGCTTCTTGGGCACCATGTGGCGCTCGGGAAAAGCTTCGTGCCAGTCGCAGCGAACGAGGATCGGCGTAGTACCCGAATTGTAAAAGGGAACGTCCAGCCGCTCGGCGGTAATCGTGGCGCAGGGATGGGGCTCCATCGCTTCGACAGACTCGATGATCTTTGAGCCATCTCCGTAGGGGCACGAAACGAACGCGTGTGCGAAATAGATCGTGTGGTCCAGACCTTGATAACCGCAACGGTCGCTGGGGTCCGTCACCGGCATCTGGGGATTTTCCTGCGGCACCAAGGGATGCCACGTTGGATACCCGCGCACAACCGGACCATGCGCGTCGATCAGGTCCTGCAGCGCGCCGTCCGCCTTCTCTCGCTGGTCGGCTTCGACCCCGGGCGTCAGGACCAAGATCCGTCGCGCCCGCTCGTAGCCGTCCTGTGCCGCCTCGTCTGCTCGAAATGCCATAGGTGTCTGCCTTTCATCCCGCTTCACACGAAAGATAGGGGCTGCGCATGAAAATGCAATATCGTGCGTGAAGTATAATTATCACGCGAGAGATATGACTATCGTGCGTGAAGCCCGTCGTTTCACGTTGGCCGGAGGCGACGCTACACAAAGAAGCCGCCGCCCCACGCGGGACGGCGGCATAGAGACCGGCGTTCGGCGCTGCGTCAGTTGCCCGGCAAGCTGTAGACCCGCCCGCGCCCCTCGACCTTCTCCGAGGTCACTTCGAGCCCGAGCTTCTTCTTCAGCGCCCCGGCCATCGCGCCGCGCACCGTGTGCGACTGCCAGCCCGTCGCGCCCATGATCTCCTCGATTGTCGCGCCCTCTGGCGCGCGCAGCATGGCGATCAGGGTGGCCTGCTTCGTTCCCTCGCGCGGTGTGCGCGTCTTGGGCGCAGCCTTCGGTTCAGTGGGGGTGTCCGGCGCGGGCTCCTCGGTCGGCACATCCGTCGCGCCCGCAGGCGCGGTGTTCGCGTCCTCGGTCTCGATGCCGATGGCGGCGAACCCTTCGTCGGTGGCTACCAGTGTGACGCCGTGGCCGTCGCCTGTCTCGCGCCAGACGGGCTCGCCCTTGCGCGTGTCGGCGTCGACCTCCTGCAGGAAGCCCTTGGCGAGCATCGCGCCGACCACCTTGGCGGCGGCGCCACCGCGCAGGCTCTCGGGCAGCGGCAGGGCGATATGCTCGGGCCGCTGGGCGGCGGCGCTCAGGATCAGGGCTTGGGTGTCGGAAAGCTTGGTCATCGTCGTCTCCCGTATCGGGGCGCGCGGGATGCGGGCCCTTCTACGAGGTCGAGCCCGCCAGTCGGCGGGCGGGACCGGGAGCGGGTCGTCTCACTCGGCGTGTTCGCCTTCGTTGAAGGCCATGTCGGTGATCTCGCGAAGCTTGGCGCGGTAGTGGTTCAGGGTGCCGACATGGCCCCAGTTGATCTCGTCGGGGTGGGTCTCGAAATGGTCCGCGCTCAGGGTGGCGAGCCGCTCCAGAATCGCGTCGATCTCGGTCTTGGCGGCGATGAAGGCGTCGAGGGCTTTCGTGTTGTCCTGTGCGCGGCGGGTCATCGGGGTGGCTCCTTGGGTCGAGTTGCATCGCTTCGTTGGAGTGACGTTCGCTCCGGTGGCGCCGCTTATCAACTCGATAAGCACATGATTTGGAATGATAATCGGAGCCGTCGATGCAGGGCATGAGCGAGCGCCAGTACGCCGCGCATGTCGGGCTGTCGCGGGGTGCGATCCAGAAGGCGAAGACTGCCGAGCGGCTGGTTCTCTATCCCGATGGCAGCATCAATGCGGCCGCCAGCGACGCCCGGCGTGCCGAGACGACGGACCCGTCCAAGACCCGCAAGCCGCCCGCGCCGAAGCTGAAGCCCGTCCCCGAGGCGGCGGTCGCTGCCGTCGGAGACACGCTGCGCGAACAGGGGCTGGCGGTTCCAGCGGTTGGCGGCGGCACGACCTTCCTGCAGGCCAAGACGGCGAACGAGGTGCTGAAGGCGCAAGAACGGCGGATTCGGCTCCAGAAGCTGAAGGGAGAGTTGATCGAGCGGGCCCGCGCGCTGGCGTTGGTGTTCCGGCTGGCGCGGGAGGAACGGGACGCATGGGTGAACTGGCCTGCGCGCGCGGCGGCGCTGATGGCGGCCGAGCTCTCGGCCTCGTGCAGCGACGCGACGGGCCAGCAGATCACCGTGGAGCCGGCCGCGATGCAGAAGGTGCTGGAGAGACATGTACGCGCCCACCTCGACGAACTCGCCGAGGTCCGGCCCGACTTCCGGTGAGAGCGGCGATGGCCTGACGGACTTCGACGGCGCGGCGGAGATCCTGCGGTCGTGGGGCAACGGGCTGCGGCCCGACCCGGACCTGACCGTTTCGGAATGGGCGGACCGGCACCGGATGCTATCGGGTCGCGCCTCGGCCGAACCCGGGCGGTATCGCACGGTGCGCACGCCCTACATGCGCGAGATCATGGATCGGCTGTCGCCCGGCGATCCGACACAGCGGATCGTGTTCATGAAGGCCGCGCAGGTCGGCGCGACCGAGGCGGGCAACAACTGGATCGGCTTCGCGATCCACCAGGCGCCGGGCCCGATGCTGGCGGTCCAGCCGACGGTGGAGCTGGCCAAGCGGAACTCGCGTCAGCGGATCGACCCGCTGATCGACGAGAGCCCCGAGCTGCGGGAGCGGGTGAAGCCCGCGCGATCCCGCGACGCGGGCAACACGATGCTGTCGAAGGAGTTCGCGGGCGGCATCCTGATCATGACGGGCGCGAACTCGGCGGTCGGGCTGCGGTCCACCCCGGCGCGCTACATCTTCCTCGACGAGGTCGATGCCTATCCCGCGTCCGCCGACGAGGAAGGCGACCCCGTCACGCTGGCCGAGGCGCGGTCGCTGACCTTCGCCCATCGGCGCAAGGTGCTGCTGGTCTCGACCCCGACCATCCGAGGGCTGAGCCGGATCGAGCGAGAATACGAAGCCAGCGACCAGCGGCGGTTCTTCGTGCCGTGCCCGCATTGCGGCGCGATGCAGTGGCTGAAGTTCGACCGCCTGCGCTGGCAGAAGGGCCGTCCAGAGACGGCGGAGTATCACTGCGAGGGTTGCGACGCGGCAATCGCGGAACACCACAAGACGTCCATGCTGGAGGGTGGCGAATGGCGGGCGACCGCCACGGCCGCCGACCCGACCACGGTCGGATATCATCTCTCGGCGCTCTATTCGCCGATCGGCTGGCTGAGCTGGGAGCGGATCGTGCGGGCTTGGGACGCGGCACAGGGGTCGGACGAGGCGATCAAGGCGTTCCGGAACACGATCCTCGGCGAGACATGGGTCGAAACCGGGGAAGCGCCGGACTGGCAGCGGCTCTACGACCGGCGCGAGGCATGGAAACCGGGCACGGTGCCTGCGGGCGGGCTGTTCCTGACCGCCGGGGCCGACGTGCAGAAAGACCGGATCGAGGTCGATGTCTGGGCCTGGGGTCGTGGACTCGAGTCCTGGCTTGTCGATCACGTCGTGATCGAGGGCGGGCCGGATCGGCACGACGCATGGTCGGAGCTGACCGCGCTGCTGGATCGAAGCTGGCCGCATGAACGCGGCGCGCATCTGCGCATTGCGCGGCTCGCCATCGACACCGGCTACGAGGCCCCGGCGGTCTATTCCTGGTCGCGGGCGCAAGGCTTCGCGCAGGTGTCGCCGGTGAAGGGCGTCGAGGGGTTCAACCGCTCGAGCCCGGTGTCGGGGCCGACCTTCGTCGACGCGACGGAGGGCGGCAAGCGCCTGCGGCGCGGGGCGCGGCTCTGGACCGTGGCGGTCTCGACCTTCAAGGCCGAGACCTACCGCTTCCTGCGGCTGGCGCGGCCGACCGAGGAGGAGATGGCCGACGGGGCCGCGTTCCCGCCCGGCTCTGTACATCTGCCGCATTGGGTCGAGAACGAATGGTTGAAGCAGTTCGTGGCCGAGCAGCTGGTGACGGTGCGCACGAAGCGCGGCTTCGCCCGGCTAGAATGGCAGAAGCTGCGCGAGCGCAACGAGGCGCTGGACTGCCGGGTCTATGCCCGCGCCGCCGCCTGGATCGCGGGCGCGGACCGCTGGCCCGACGAGAAATGGCGCGACCTCGAGGATCAGCTCGGGGCCGCCCCCACCGACACCGATCCCGCCGGGCAGATCAACCGGCCGGGACAGGCCCCGCAGGGCAAGCGACGCTCCGACTGGCTCGGGCGGCGCGGAGGATGGTTCTGAACATGACCGACTGGACGGAAACCGAGCTCTCGGCGCTGCGCCGGGCCTATGCCAGCGGCACGACGCGGGTCAGCTATGACGGCAAGTCGGTGGACTACGGCTCGGCCGAGGACCTGCTCGCCCGCATCCGCACCATCGAGCGGGCCATCGCGGGAACGACGCGGCCGCTGCCGGTGGCCGGGCTCGCGGGCTTCTCGCGCGGGGATCGGTGATGTCGGCGACCTGGCTCGATCACGCCATCGCCACGGTGGCGCCGCGCATGGCGGCACGTCGCTTCATGGCGCGTCAGGCCTTCGAAACCCTGACACGGGGCTATGACGGCGCGGCGCGCGGGCGGCGGACGGAGGGCTGGCGCGCGCCGGGATCCTCAGCCGATACCGAGATCGGCGTGGCCGGGGCGCTGCTGCGCGACCGGATGCGCGATCTGGTGCGCAACAATCCGCACGCGGCCAAGGCCGTGGCGGTGCTGGTCAACAACATCATCGGCGCGGGCATCATGCCGCGCGCCGCCAGTGGCGACGACACGCTGGACCGGAAGGTCGACGCCCTTTTCGAGCGCTGGACGGCGGAGTGCGACGCCGACGGTCAGCTGGACTTCTACGGCCTGCAGACGCTTATCTGCCGCGAGATGGTCGAGGCGGGTGAGGTGCTGGTGCGCCGCCGTCTGCGGCGATCCTTGGATGGTCTGCCGGTGCCGCTGCAAGTGCAGGTGCTGGAGGCCGATTTCCTCGACGCCACGAAATCCGGCGCAATCGGCGCGGGGCGGCTGGTTCAGGGCATCGAGTTCGATCCGGTCGGCAAGCGCCGCGCGTACTGGCTGCACGCCGAGCACCCGGGCGACGCCTATGGGGCGCTGCAGAACGGTCTGCAGAGCCGCCCGGTCCCGGCCACCGAGATCGCCCATGTCTACGAGAAGCAGCGCACGCAGGCGCGCGGCGTCCCCTGGGGCGCGCCGGTGATCCGGTCCTTGCGCGATCTCGACGACTACGAGGTGGCCGAACTGGTCCGCAAGAAAACCGAGGCCTGCGTGACCGCCGTCGTTTTCGGCGACGACGAGGCGCAGCAGGGCATCGCGCCGTCCGTGGTCGACGCCGATGGCAACCGGGTCGAGCAGTTCGAGCCGGGGCTCATCGCCTATGCCCGCGGCGGCAAGGACATCCGGTTCAATCAGCCCGCGGCGACGGGCGGCTATGGCGAATACAAGCGCGCGAGCCTGCACACGATCTCGGCCGGGTTCCGGGTGCCCTACGAGTTGCTGACGGGGGACCTGAGCCAGGTCAACTATTCCTCGATCCGGGCGGGGCTCGTCGAGTTCCGCCGCCAGATCGACGCGGTGCAGTGGCAGCTGTTCATTCCGATGTTCTGCGCGCCGGTCTGGCGCTGGTTCACGGAGGCCGCATGGGCGGCGGGGCAGATCCCGTCGCCCATCGTGCCGGTCGAATGGTCGCCGCCGAAGTTCGAGGCGGTCGATCCGCAGAAGGACGCGATGGCGAACCTGCTGTCGATCCGCTCCGGCACCATGACACTCGCCGAGGTGATCGCGCGGCAGGGACGCAATCCCGACGCGGTGCTGGCCGAGATCGCCGCGACCAACGCCAAGCTCGACGCGCTGGGGCTGGTGCTCGACAGCGATCCACGCCGCGTCACCAAGACCGGCAGCGCACAATCCAAAGACGGGGCCAGCGATCCGGTGACCGATCAAGCCGCCGACGAACAGGACACCGACGACCCGGCCGCCGACGCGGACAATGACCCGGCGCAGGCCGACCAACAGGACTGACCTTCATGGACACGATGATCGAACTGCCGGCCATGCGCCCGGCGGCGGATGCCGCCTATTCTATGATTGGCACGCGAAGCGTGCGCGCGGCGGAGCTTGCGCCGAACACGGCCGATGCCGACAGCCGCACCGTCGAGGTGGTCTGGTCGGCAGGCGCGCGCGTCCGCCGCGCCACCTTCTTCGGCGAGCCCTATGACGAGGAACTGAGCCTCGACCCCTCCCATGTCCGGCTCGACCGGCTGAACGCGGGCGCGCCGTTCCTGAAGGTGCACGAGCTCGACACGCTCGACGCGGTGATCGGCTCGGTCGTGCCGGGCTCGGCCCGGATCGAGAATGGCCGGGGCATCGCGCTGGTGCGGATCAGCGAACGCGCCGACGTCGAGCCGATCTGGCGCGACATCCAGGCCGGGCACATCCGGGCGGTCTCCATCGGCTACCAGGTCCACCGCTTCGAGGTCTCCAAGCCCGAGGCGGCCCGAGAACTCTGGCGCGCGGTGGACTGGACGCCGTTCGAGGTCTCCGCCGTCGCGGTCGGCGCCGATCCGGCAGCGGGTTTCCGCGCCCAGCATCCTCTTCACGACTGCGTCCTTCACCGCCGGGACGCCCCCACACCGCAAGGAGCATCCCCGATGACGGACAAGACCCAGACCCCGGCGAGCGACGCCGCACCCGCCACCACCCAGCCGACCGAGCCGGTCGAAACCGAGGACACCGCCATGACCGAGCCGAAACCGGCTGCGCCCGACCCGAAGGTCTTCGCCAGCGAGACGCGCGCGCAGCCGAAGACACAGGTAGCTCCCGCGCCCGACGCCGAAGCGGTCGCCACCCGCGCCCGCGACGCCGAGCGTGACCGCGTCTCCACCATCTACGATCTGGCCGGGCGGCTGAACCTCGAGCGCGGCTTCGCCGAGGAACTGGTCAAGCGCGGCGTCAGCGTCGACGAGTCCCGTCGCCTGATCCTCGATCAGGTCGCGGCGAAGTCCGACGAGACCCGGACCTTCCCGCACGTCTCGGTCCCCCTCGGCGGGCGCGACGAACGCATCACCCGCCGCGACGCGGTGGCGAATGCGCTGCTGCACCGCTACAGTCCAACGCTCTTCCAGCTGGAAGACGCCGCGCGTCAGTATCGCGGCATGACCCTGCTGGAACTGGCCCGCGAAAGCCTCGGCAACGCGGGCGTCAACACGCGCGGCCTCTCGCGCGACGAGGTGGCGACGCGGGCGCTGCACTCGACCTCGGACTTCCCCGAGATCCTGTCGGCGGTCACCAACAAGACCCTGCGGCAGGCCTACGAGGCCTATCCCCGCACCTTCATGCTGTTCTGCCGCCAGGTGCTCGCCACCGACTTCAAGGCGATGCACCGGGTGCAGCTCGGCGAAGCGCCGCAGCTGCTGGAGGTCGGCGAGAGCGGCGAATTCAAGCGCGGCACGCTCGGCGAGAGCAAGGAGAGCTACAAGGTCAAGACCTATGGCAGGGTGGTCGCCATCACCCGCCAGACGTTGATCAATGACGATCTCGACGCCTTCACCCGGATCCCGGCGATGTACGGCAACTCCATCGCCCAGCTGGAAAGCGACGTGGTCTGGGGCATCATCACCGCCAACCCGTCGATGGCCGACGGCAACGCGCTGTTCCACACCACCCACAAGAACCTTGCAGGCACCGGCGCTGCACTGGCGGTCGAGGCGGTGGGCGCGGCGCGGGCGGCGATGGCCAAGCAGACGGGGCTCGACAAGAAGACGGTGTTGAACGTCCGCCCGGCCTTCCTGATCGTGCCCGCCTCTCTGGAACTGAAGGCAGAGCAGCTGGTCGCCCAGAACCTGGTGCCCGCAGCGACGTCCAGCGTGGTGCCGCAGTCGATCCGCACGCTGGCGCCGATCAGCGAGCCCCGGCTCGACGCGGCCAGTGAGACCGCCTGGTATCTGGCGGCCAGCCCGAACCAGATCGACACCATCGAGTACGCCTATCTCGAAGGACAGCAGGGCGCCTACATCGAGACGCGCAACGGCTTCGACGTCGACGGCGTCGAGATCAAGTGCCGCCTCGACTTCGGCGCCAAGGCCATCGACTGGCGCGGCCTCTACAAGAACCCGGGCGCGTAAGCCGCACACCATCCTGAACACTGACACAGGGGCGGTCCAATCGGGCCGCCCGTCGTCTTTCCACGAGGATCACCCCATGAAAAACTACGTCCAGCCCGGCAACAACCTCACCCTGACCGCGCCCTATGCCGTCGCCTCCGGCGATGGCCTGCTCGTCGGCTCCATCTTCGGCATCGCCGCCGGGGACGCCGCCATCGCCGAACCCGTCGAGACTGCGCTCGTCGGCGTCTTCGACATCACCAAGGTCGGCTCGCAGGCGTGGACGGTCGGCGCCAAGGTCTATTGGGACGACACCAACAAGCGCTGCACCACGGTCGCCACCGACAACACGCTGGTCGGCGCGGCCGTCGAGGCGGTGGCGAGCGGCGCGGGCGACACCATCGGCCGGGTGCGCCTGAACGCGACGTTCTGATGAGCGCCTTCGCCGCAGCCTTGGGCGCGCTCTTCGCCGATCCGAACATCGGACGGGAGGCGGTCTACATCGCCGATGGCGGCGCGCCTGTGCTGGTGCGCGTCGTCGCGAGGCGCGCGGATGCCGTCGCCGACTTCGGCGATGCCCGGCTCTGGTCCGAGACCACCCGGATCGACCTGCGCGTCGCCGAGGTGGCGAACCCGCGCCCCGGCGACCGCATCGAGATCGACGGCGACGCCTTCCTCGTTCAGGGCGAGCCTGTCCGTGACCGCGAGCGGCTGGTCTGGACCGTCGACCTGCGCCCGGCGTGACCGCGATGAAACTGAAGCTCGACATCGATCCCGACATCGTCGCGATGATGGCGGCCGAGGTCGCGGCGGGCGAACGCGCGGTGACGGCCGCCATGCGCGAGGCCGGGACCGGGCTGAAATCGGCGTGGCGGCTGCAGATCACCGGCGCGGGGCTCGGCACACGGCTGGCCAACTCGATCCGGAGCCAGAACTTCCCGAGGTCGGGCGAGAGCCTCGACGCCGCGGCGCTGGTCTGGTCGAAGGCCCCGGTGATCGTCGGTGCCCATGACACTGGGCCGCTGATCCGCTCGAAGAATGGGTTCTGGCTGGCGATCCCGCTGCCCGCCGCAGGCAAGTCCCTGCGCGGCGGTCGGATCACGCCCGGCGAATGGGAGCGGCGCCGCGGACTCCGCCTGCGGTTCGTCTATCGCCGCACTGGCCCGAGCCTGCTGGTGGCGGAGGGACGCCTGAACACGAAGGGCCAGGCGGTGGTGTCGCGCTCGAAGACCGGGCGCGGCAAGGTCACCGCGCCGATCTTCCTCTTGGTGCCGCAGGTCAAGCTGCCGAAGCGGCTGGACCTCGCACGGGATGCAGACCGGGCGTTGGACAGCGTGCCGGGACTGATCGTCGCGAACTGGGTGGAGGGGCGGTTGTGATAACTGCGGTTAAATTGCCCAAGAAGAAGACTAACGGATATCAGGAGGGTTGAAAGTCACAAAAAATGACGCTGCGGCCTTCTCGGCTTCGAATCGTTCAGCTTGGCTCAGGGACTTCATCAGTACGCCGATTGCGGAGCCACCAAGAGCCCCTGCGGCTGCTCCGATTGGATTGCCACCTGTGAAGACCGCTCCGAGGACAGCGCCCACCGCACCGACGCAAATGCTGTTACCTTCGGTTGTGATTGATCCAATAACGCCCTTTCTGCTCTTCTTAATATCGGATATCCACTCGCGTTCTGCTTCCGCCATCTGCTGGGCGAAGATCTGTGGCTCCGAGAATCCCTTCTTTACGTGCTCACGGGTTCTGTCCATGCAGGCTCGCACCGTCTGGCGCCAGCGTTCAAATACTTCTTCGTCCTTACGAATGGAGACGAGATCGGCCATCTTTAGATCATTGGCGGCGATAGAGCAGTGCGAATTTACTTTGGAAAGGTCCTGACATCGTACCATTTCCGAGAAATAGGTTTCGGGTGCGATTTTCACGAGCTTTGTGAATAAGTCGGCCTGATAAGGCCCATACAAGAATGGTTGGAAAGGTGCGCCATCATCTCTTGCGTAAATCATGCTTTCGCTTTGAATATAGAGCCAATTGAAATCCTCTTCATTCGGAATGCTCAGATAGGCATCCGCCCACTCGGAGTCCTTAACCTGAGCTGGAACCTTGACCCCCATCGCAGCCAATGCGTGCTCAACAGCACCCTGGTTCTGAAAACGGGTGACAGCTGAGACCTTTCCAATAGTCAGCGATCCATCGTCATTGAACTGAATCCGGCTCTCGGCACCTCGGATGGGTTCGGGAAAAAATGCCGTCATTCTAAGCAGCCTGGCCTCAAGTAGAGGACGCATGCTGCAGAGCTTCAAAAGGTTTTCGCGGAGGGCGGGAAAGTTGGGCATGCTTGTTGGCTCGACCAAGACCCAGCGACAAAACGCAAATATCGGATCCTCGATCAAAACCTCATCTGAAAAAAGTAGGCAACTCTTGATCCAATCATCTTGAATTTCCAGGTCACCGACGCGCGGCAGGAAGTCGCCGACACGAAGCCCATCGAAATCCCGCCTGCACATTGCACCGTGCCCAAAACCCACAAAGTTAAGATTTGGCCTAAACAGGCCGCCGTCCTTCTCTACGCGGTGGCGTGTGTGATGTGCTTTAAGCGTCCAGTAGAGGCGCTCCACAAGACCCATGTCGATTTGGATTTTCTGGACATACTGCTCGCGAAAAGGCACCTGCAAGGCCGTTTCCAGAGCCGTAATCGGCGTCTCTATATCTGGGTCCATTTTCAAGTCCTTCGCCATAGCCCAGCACCTCGTGCCGAACATCTGCCATGGATAAGTAATGCCATGATTTCCTCTCGCGAATCCATCCTCGCCGCGCTGCACGCGCGGCTTTCGGCGCTGCCCGCGACCGCCCTGCGCGGCGAGGTGCTGCCCGAGCGGATGCCGGCCGAAGGCCTGCTGATCCTGCGCGATGGCGAACCGGGCGAGCCCGATGTGACGCTGTCACCGCTCCGCTACCACTATCAGCACCGCGCCGAGATCGAGGCGGTCGTTCAGGGCGCGGCGCATGACGCCGCCTTCGACACGCTGACCGCCAGCATCGGCACGGCACTCGCCGCCGACCGCACGCTGGGCGGGCTCTGCGACTGGGTCGAGGCGGAAGCCCCGCGCCCGGTTGATCTGCCGGTCGAGGGCGCGGCGAGCCTGAAGGCCGCCGTGATCCCGGTGGTGCTGCACTATTCCACGGCCGACCAACTGGCCTGACCCCGACAACCCGAGGAGAACACCATGGCACGAGCGCAGGGGGCGCGGGCGCTGATGGCGCTTGCGTTCGAGACCACCTATGGAACGCCGCCCGCCAGCGGCTTCACCCGCATGCCTTTCGCCAGCACCTCGCTCGGCGCGGAGCAGCCGCTGCTGAACTCGGAGCTTCTCGGCTACGGCCGCGATCCGCTGGCGCCGATCAAGGACGCGGTGACGGCAGACGGCGATGTCGTGGTGCCGCTTGACGCCGAGGTCTTCGGCTTCTGGCTGAAAGCGGCGTTCGGCGCACCCACGACCACGGGTGCGGAAGCGCCATACAGCCACGAGTTCCAGTCCGGGTCCTGGACGCTGCCCAGCATGTCGATCGAGACCGGCATGCCGGAGATCCCGCGGTATGCGATGTATTCCGGCTGCGTGCTCGACCAGATCACCTGGCAGATGCAGCGCTCGGGCCTGCTGACTGCGACGGCGCGGCTGGTGGCGCAGGGCGAGACGGTGGGCACGACCACCAGCGCCGGGACACCCGCTGCGCTGGAGCTGAAGCGCTTCGGGCATTTCAACGGGGCGATCACGCGGAACGGGACGGCGCTCGGCAACGTGGTTTCGGCCGAGATCACCTACGCGAACAACCTCGACCGGATCGAGACCATCCGCTCGGACGGCCGCATCGACGGGGCGGATCCATCCATTGCCGCGCTGACGGGCCGGATCGAGGTGCGTTTCGCCGACCAGACGCTGGTGACGCAGGCGATCAACGGCGAGGCCTGCGAGATGGAGTTCGCCTACGTCCTGCCCTCGGGCGAAAGCTTCACCTTCACCGTGCACGCCGTCTATCTGCCGCGCCCACGCATCGAGATCTCGGGGCCGCAGGGGGTGCAGGCGACCTTCGACTGGCAGGCCGCGCGCGACAGCGTGGTCGGGCGGATGTGCACCGCAACCCTCGTGAATGACGTGGAGACCTATTGATGCTGACGCTCGATCTGACGAATGCCCCGCGCTGGCATGACCTCGCGCCCGGCGTCCGTGTGCAGCTGCGCCCGCTGACCACCGCGCTGATGGTGGCGACCCGCAGCGATCCGGCCGTGGACGCCGTGCCCGAGGAGGCGTCCGACGAGGAGCGCGCGGTCGCCTTTGCCAAGGCGCTGGCGCGCCGGGCGGTGCTCGCCTGGGACGGTATCGGAGATGCGGAGGGTAATCCCGTCGACCCAAGCCCCGAGGCCATCGACGCCCTGCTCGATGTCTGGCCGATCTTCGAGGCCTTCCAGCTGACCTACGTCTCGAAGGGCCTGCTGCTGGAACAGGAAAAAAACGTCTCCGCGCTCTCGCCGAATGGTCCTTCGGCGGGGGCGAGCGCTACTGCCAAGCCTGCGCGCAAGCCTGCCCGGACTGCCCGGCGCGGCTGAACCGCCCGGAAACTCCGGAGGGTTGGCAGGTCTGGGACCTGGTCGGCCGCCTCGGCGGTCAGCTCCGTGTCCTGCCCGGCGCGGTGATCGGCTGGGACATGTCGGCGGCGCTGGCGCTCGGTGACGCGCTCGGCGTGCCCCCGCTCGCCATGGCCGAACTGCTGCCCGTCATCGAAGCGGTGATGGTCGCCAAGCTCAACGAACAGATGGAACGCCCCGATGGCTGAAAAGCGTGTGTCCGTCCGCCTCGCCGCGGTCGGCGGCCGACAAGTGCGCGCCGAACTGGAAGGCGTGGGCGAGGCCGGATCGCGCGGCTTTGGACGACTGAGCCGGGAGATGGATGCGGCGAACGCCCGGCTTGCGGCCTTCTCGCGGCGTGTGCGCGTGGCCGCCGCTGCAGCGGTGGCAGCCGCTGCCGCCGCGGGCGTGGCGATGATCCGCTCCGGCCTGCAGACGGTGGATGCGCAGGCAAAGCTGGCGCAGTCCCTCGGCACCACGGTCGCCTCGATCCAGACCCTGGAACGGGCGGGGGAACTGGCGGGCGTGTCGATGTCCGGAATCGAGCAGGCGACCAAGGATTTGACGCGCCGTCTCAGCCAGGCGGCGGCCGGGACCGGCCCTGCCGCTGACGCGCTCGACCGGCTGGGCCTTTCCGCCACCGACTTGATCGCGCTGCCGCTGGACCAGCGCGTCGGCGCCATCAACGCGGCCATCGAGAGCTTCGTGCCCGCCGCCGAACGCGCGGCTGTCGCAGGCCAGCTCTTCGGCGAGGAAGGCTCGATCGCGATGTCGCGGATCGACACCGCGACGCTGCGCCAGGCGACCGAGGACGTCCTCGCCTTCGGCGTCGTGGTCTCCGAGCAGGATGCGGACCAGATTGAGCGGACGAACGACGCCATCTCTCGGCTCGGTCTGATCTGGCGCGGTCTGTCGAACCAGCTCGCCGTCGCCGCAGCGCCTGCGCTGGAAGCCGTCGCCGATGCCATGGCGGCGGTGGCCAGCCGCACGGGGCCGCTCGGCATCGCGATCCGCGGGCTCTTCGACAACATCGGCCGACTGACCACCTATGCCGCCACCTTCGCCGCCTTTCTCGCGGGCCGCTGGGTCGCCGGGATAGCCGCTGCCGCCCTGTCTGTGCGCGGCCTTGCCACCGCGCTGGTCGTCCTGCGCGGTGCGCTGATCCGCACCGGCATCGGGGCGCTGATCGTCGGCGCAGGCGAGCTCGTCTACCAGTTCACACGCCTCGTCTCCGGAGCGGGCGGCTTTGGTGAGGCGATGTCGCTCCTGAAGGACCTGGCGGTCGAGGTCTGGGAACGGATCAGGATGGGCGCTGCAGCGGCAGGTGCAGCCGCCACGGCGATGTTCTTCGACCTGAAGGCCGACGCCGCGTCGGGCATGCAGAGCGCCATCGAGAGCGTCGTGGCTTTCGGCAACACCGCCGCGAACACCTTCGAGGGCGCCTACGAGGCGATCAAGGCGATCTGGGGCCTGCTGCCCGCCGCCATCGGCGATCTGGCGTTCCAGGCGGCGAACAGCCTGGTCGACGGCGTCGAGGCGATGCTGAACGGCGTGGTCTCGCGCATCAACGGCTTCATCGGCGGGATCAACCAGGGGCTCGAAGCGCTCGGATCGGAGCGGCGCATCTCGCTGGTGCCGGACCTCGACCTCGGCGAGATCGAGAACCGCTTCGAAGGGGCGGCGACGGCCGCGACCACCGTGGCGCAGGCGGCCTTCGACAGGGCCTTCGAGGACAATCCGCTCTCCGCGCCCGATCTCGGTCTGACCGACGCAACGAACCGCGCGCTCGAGTCCGCGAACCTCTATCGCGGCGCTGCGCGCGATCTGGCCGAAGGGGCTCGCGCGCCCCTCGAAAGCTGGCAGGCGCTCCGCGACGCGGTGCGCGGGACCGACGAGGACGGGGCCGATGTGCTGGCCGAGGCCACCGTTGCTGCCGAGCGGTTCGAGACCGCGCTCGAAGGCGCCGGAAGCGCGGCGACCGATGCTGGTGCCGCTGCGGGAGCGGCGGCAGCTGCGGCGGAGCCTGCGACCGAGGCTGCCGTCACCGGCTGGCAGGCGGTCACGGCGGCGCTGTCGGACTACGCCAGCAAGGCCCGCGACATCGGTGGCGACATCGGCCAGAGCCTCGTCGGCGCCTTCCAGTCGGCGGAGAACGCGGTGGGCGAGTTCGTCAAGACCGGCAAACTGAACTTCCGCGACTTGGTCACCTCGCTGCTGGCCGATCTCGCCCAGCTGGCGGCGCGGCGGTTCATCCTCGGGCCGATCGCAAACGCGCTCTCCGGCGTGTTCTCCGGCGCGGGCGGCATCTTCGCCAACGTCCTGCATGCGGGCGGGATGGTCGGATCGGCTGGGCCGTCGCGCATGGTCCCGGCGATGGCCTTCGCCGCTGCGCCGCGGATGCATTCCGGCGGCATGGCCGGCCTCCGCCATGACGAGGTGCCCGCGATCCTGCAGCGCGGCGAGCGGGTGCTGTCGCGGCGGGAGGCACAGAGCTACGGCGCGGGGGGCGGGGTCAACGTCACCATCATGGCGCGCGACGCCGAGAGCTTTCGGCAATCCCGCACGCAAGTCGCGGCAGACATCGCCCGTGCGGTCTCGCTCGGGCGGAGAGGCATGTGATGGCGTTTCACGAGGTCCGGTTCCCTGACAACATCAGCCGCGGCGCGCGCGGCGGACCGGAACGGCGCACGCAGATCGTCGAGCTCGCCTCGGGCGACGAGGAACGCAACGCCAGCTGGGCAAATTCGCGCCGCCGCTACGACGTCGCCTACGGCATCCGCCGCGCGGACGATCTGGCGGCGGTGGTCGCCTTCTTCGAGGCGCGCAACGGTCGGCTCCACGGTTTCCGCTTCAAGGATTGGGGCGACCACAAGTCCTGCCTGCCTTCGGGCACGCCATCGTCCACCGATCAGGCCATCGGCACCGGCGCCGGCGCGACGACCGCCTTCCAGCTGGTGAAGCACTACGCCTCCGGCGCGCAATCCTGGACGCGCGCCATCGCCAAGCCGGTGGCGGGCAGCGTGCGCATCGCGCTCGGCGGGGTCGAGCAGCCCTCCGGCTGGTCCGTCGACACCACGACCGGCATCGTCACCTTCAGCGCCGCTCCGGGCGTCGGCGTCGCGATCACCGCGGGCTTCGAGTTCGACGTGCCGGTCCGCTTCGACACCGACGTGCTCGACGTGACGCTCGATCTCGAGCGGCTCGGCTCGATCACCTCCATTCCGCTGCTGGAACTGCGCCGATGAAGTCTCTCGATCCTGTGCTGCAGGCCCATCTCGACGAGGGCACGACGACGCTCGCCTGGTGCTGGCGCATCACGCGGGCCGATGGCGTCACCTTCGGTTTCACTGACCACGACCGAACGCTGAGCTTCGACGGCACCGATTTCGAGCCGGAGAGCGGGCTCACGGCGTCCGAGGTCCGCTCGGGCTCGGACCTCTCGGTCGATGCGCAGGACGCCGAGGGCGTGCTGACCTCCGACCGGATCACCGAGACCGACATCCTCGACGGCCGCTGGGACAACGCCGAGGTCGAAGTCTGGCGCGTGAACTGGGCGGACACGGGCCAGCGCGTGCTGATGCGGCGCGGCGCCATCGGCCAGATCCGGCGCGGGCGGCTGGCCTTCGTGGCCGAGGTGCGCTCGCTCGCCCATGTGCTCGGCCAGACGGTCGGGCGAACCTTTCAAACGACCTGCGATGCTGCGCTCGGCGATGCGCGCTGCGGCGTCGAACTCGAGGATCCCGCCTACAAGGGCACGGGCGCCGTGATCGATCTGCTGCGCGACCGGGCCTTCACCGCCTCGGGGCTCGGCGGGTTCGAGGCGGGCTGGTTCACCTTCGGCACGCTCGAATGGACCAGCGGCGCGAACGCCGGGCGGCGCACCGAGGTGCTGGGCCATGACGTGACGGACGGCATCGCCGTGCTGACCCTGCTCGAAGCGCCGGTGCGCCCGATCGCCGAGAGCGACGCTTTCACCATCCGCGCGGGCTGCGACAAGCGCATGGAAACCTGCGGCGCGAAGTTCGCCAACACCGCCAACTTCCGCGGCTTCCCACACATCCCCGGCCAGGACGCCGTACTCCGCTACGCCACCAAGGATGGCGGGCACGAGGGCGGCGTGCTGTGACCTCCGCCGATCCCGCCCGCGTCGTCGTCATTGCGCGGTCCTGGCTCGGCACGCCGTATCACGACCAGGCCAGCCTGCGCGGCGTCGGCTGCGACTGCCTCGGGCTGGCCCGGGGCGTCTGGCGCGAGGTGGTGGGCCCAGAGCCGTTCCCGATCCCGCCCTACAGCCGGGACTGGGGCGAGACCGGGCCGCGCGAGGTTCTGGCCGAAGGCGCGCGGCGCATGATGATCGAGGTGTCGCCGGCCGAGGCTGGTCCCGGCGCGCTGGTGCTGTTCCGCATGAAGCCCGGCGCCATCGCCAAGCATGTCGGGATCCTCACAGGGCCCGACAGCTTCCTCCATGCCTACGAGCGGCTCGGCGTGATCGAGGAACCGCTCACCCCATCCTGGCGGCGGCGCATCGCCTTTGCCTTCCTGTTCCCGCAACGCTGAGACTCCGACATGGCAACGCTTGTCCTCGGTGCCGCCGGCGCCGCCATTGGCGGTTCGATCGGCGGCGCGATCCTCGGCGTCAGCGCCGCGACCATCGGCGGCTTCGTCGGCTCCACCATCGGCTCGGTTGTGGACAGCTGGATCATCTCGTCGCTGGCGCCCACGCAGCGCATCGAGGGCGCAAAACTCGACACGCTGCGCATCACCTCCGCCACGGAGGGCGCGGTGATCCCGCGGCTCTACGGACGCATGCGCATGGGCGGCAACATCATATGGGCGACCGATTTCCGCGAGGAGACGAAGACCACCACGCAGGGCGGCGGCAAGGGCGGCGGGGGCGGTAAGGTCAAGGCCACCGAGTATCTGTACTACGCCTCCTTCGCCGTGGCGCTCTGCGAAGGTCCGATCACCGGCATCGGGCGCATCTGGGCCGACGGCAAGCCGATGGATCTCTCCGGCGTCACCTGGCGCTGGTATCCGGGCGACGAGGCGCAGACGGCCGATCCGTTCATCGCCGCGAAGATGGGTGCGGCCAGCACGCCTGCCTATCGCGGGACGGCCTATGTGGTCTTCGAGGAACTGGCGCTCTCGACTTACGGCAACCGCCTGCCGCAGCTGTCCTTAGAGGTGTTCCGGCCGCTCGCCGATCCCGACACCGCCGAGGGCCTGACCCGCGCCGTCACCATTATCCCGGCCTCGGGCGAGTTCACCTATGCGACGCGGGCGATCCGCAAGACCGATGGCGGCACAACGGTGCCCGAGAACCTGAACGCGCTGGCCGACTCCACCGACATGGTGGAGGCGCTCGACCGGCTGCAGGCGATGGCCCCGGCTGTGACAAGCGTCAGCCTCGTGGTGGCGTGGTTCGGCGACGACCTGCGCGCGGGATCCTGCAAGGTACGGCCGGGCGTCGAGGTGTCAGCCAAGTCGACGACGCCCGCCAATTGGTCGGTCAACGGCGTGAGCCGCGCCAGCGCCTTCCTCGTCAGCCGCGACGACCGGGACCGCCCGGTCTATGGCGGCACGCCGTCGGACTTCGCGGTGGTGCAGGCTATCCAGGAGATGAAGGCGCGCGGGCTGCGGGTGACCTTCTACCCGTTCATCCTGATGGACGTGCCGCCCGGCAACACGCTGCCGAACCCGTATTCGGACAATGCGGCCGAGACGGGACAGCCTGCCTTCCCGTGGCGGGGGCGGATCACCTGTTCGCCCGCCGCGGGTTTCGCCGGGACCGTGGACAAGACCGCCACGGCCGCAAGCCAGGTCGCGGCGCTGTTCGGCGCGGCCACGCCTGCGAGCTTCAGCGTCTCGGGCGAGAGCGTGAGTTGGATCGGACCCTCCGGCGACTGGGGCCTGCGGCGCATGGTCCTGCACTACGCCCATCTCTGCGCGGCGGCGGGCGGGGTGGACGCCTTCCTGATCGGGACCGAGATGCCGGGGCTGACCACGATCCGCTCGGGTGCAAGCACCTATCCGGCGGTGCAGGCATATCGGGATCTGCTCGCGGATGTGCGCTTGCTCCTCGGGTCAGGGACCAAGATCGGATACGCGGCGGACTGGTCGGAGTATTTCGGGCACCAGCCGGGCGATGGCTCGGGCGATGTGTTCTTCCACCTCGATCCGCTCTGGGCCGATCCAGAGATCGATTTTGTCGGGATCGACAATTACATGCCGCTGTCGGACTGGCGCGACGGGTTCGAGCATGCGGACGCGGCCGAGGGCTGGCCCGCGATCTACGACCGGGCCTACCTGCAGACCAACATCGCGGGCGGGGAAGGCTTCGACTGGTTCTATGCCAGCGCGGCTGACCGATCCGCGCAGGTGCGCACGCCGATCACCGATGGTGCTGCGGCAAAGCCGTGGGTCTTCCGCTACAAGGATCTGCGCGCCTGGTGGTCGAACCCGCACTACGACCGTCCCGGAGGCGTCGAGAGCGGAACGCCGACCGCGTGGGCCCCGCAGTCCAAACCGATCTGGTTCACCGAGCTCGGCTGTCCGGCCATTGACCGGGGCACGAACCAGCCGAACGTCTTCTTCGACCCGAAGTCATCGGAGAGCTTCACGCCGCATTTCTCGCGGGGCTGGCGCGATGACGCCATCCAGCGGGCCTATCTCGAGGCGACGTACCTCTGGTGGGGCGAGCCCGCGAACAATCCGCTGTCCTCGGTCTACGGCGGCCGGATGGTGCATGTGCCGGAATGTGCGGCCTGGACCTGGGACGCGCGGCCCTATCCATTCTTTCCGGCGCTGACCGACGTCTGGACGGACGGCGCGAACTGGCGACTGGGGCACTGGCTGACGGGGCGGCTCGGGGCGGTGTCGCTGGCGGCCCTCGTCCGGCACCTGTGCCTGCGCGCAGGGCTGCCCGAAGCGCGGATCGACGTCACAGGCCTCTGGGGCGCGGTGGAGGGCTACGCCATCACGGCGCTGGAAAGCCCGCGCGCCTCGATCACCACGCTGTCGCGGCATTTCGGCTTCGATGCCGTCGAGACCGAGGGCGTGATCCGTTTCATCATGCGCGGCCGGGCTTCCGTCGCCACCCTCGGGCCCGACGATCTGGTCGCCGCCCGCGAGGGCGACGTGCTGGAACTGACGCGGGGCCAGGAGACGGAACTGCCCCAGGCGCTGAAATGGCAGGTCGCCCGCGCCGACGAGGATTACGACGCGGCCCTCGTCGAGGCGCGCCGCATCACCGTCGACACGACGAGGATCGCCTCGGAAAGCTTCCCGATGGCGGTGCCGCCCGAGGAGGCCGAACGCCGCTGCCGCCGCGCCCTGATGGAGGCGTGGGTCGGGCGCGAGACAGCGGCGTTCCGTCTACCGCCGTCGGGTCTCGCGCTCGATCCAGCCGACGCGATCCGGCTGGAGCATGACGGGCGGCTGATCGATCTGCGGCTCGTCTCCATCGCCGACGCCGAGGCGCGCGGGATCGAGGCGGTCCGCCAGGACCGCGCGACCTACGATCTGCCGCCCGGCGATCCCCGCGCGGCGTCGCTGACGCGGGCCGTGGTGTTCGGCGCGCCGGATGCGGTGCTGCTGGACCTGCCGCAGCTCACCGAGGACCAGCCGGCGCATCGGCCCCTCATTGCGGCGCACGCGGTTCCCTGGCCGGGCGAGATGGCGGTGTTTCGCAGCCCCTCGACCGATGGCTTCGAGCTGCTGACGACGTTTGGCAGCCGCGCCCGGATCGGGATGTTGGTCTCGGACTTCTATGCCGGGCCGACGTCCCGTTTCGATCTCGGAAACGCGCTGAACGTCGATTTGCTGACCGGCACGCTGGAGAGTGTCACCGACCTGACGCTGTTCGGCGGGGCGAACGCGCTGGCCATCGAGAGCGCGCCCGGCAACTGGGAGATCGTGCAGGCGGGCGCGGCTGAGCTGCTGGCGCCGGGTCGCTATAAACTGACGCGGCTTCTGCGCGGCCAACGCGGCACGGAAGGCGCGATGGGTAACCCTGCGCCGGTTGGCGCGCGGGTGGTGGTGCTGGCCGACAGCCTCGCATCGCTGCCGATCGCCGAGGCCGATCTGGGCATCCCGTGGAACTGGCGCATCGGCCCCGCCAGCCGCCCGGTCAGCGACGAGACCTATGTGGCGCAGGCCTTCACGCCCGAAGGCGTCGGGCTGCGGCCGTTCTCCGTCGCCCATGTCGCGCAGCCGTGGCGCAAGCCCCGCATGCCCGGCGATCTGACCATAAGCTGGACGCGGAGGTCGCGTGCGCTCTCGGCAGACAGTTGGGGCGCGGTCGACGCATCGCTCGCAGAGGAACTCGAAGCCTACGAGGTCGAGATCCTCGACGGCGCGGTCGTGAAGCGAACCCTGTCCACGGCCAGCACCAGCGCGCTCTACGCCGCCGCCCAGCAGACCGCTGATTGGGGCGCGCTACTCGGTCCCGGCGACACGCTCGACATCCGCATCTTCCAGCTTTCCGCCCTCCGCGGGCGAGGAGCGCCCAAGACCGTCACGCTGATACTCTGAAGGTCATCCCATGTCCGACGCCACGACTCATCTCCTGCTTCCGTATGTCCTCGCGGCGCAGTCCCAGAAGCACGTCACCCACAACGAGGCGCTGCGGCTGCTCGACGGGCTGGTGCAGCTCTCGGTCCTCGACCGGGACCTGACCGCGCCGCCCGGTTCGCCCGCCGATGGCGACCGCTACATCGTCGGCTCGGGCGCGACGGGCGACTGGGCGGGCTGGGACCTGAACGTCGCGCTCTGGATCGACGGCGCCTGGCTGCGCCTGCCACCCCGGACCGGCTGGCGGGCATGGGTGGAGGACGAGGGCCTGCTGCTGGTCTATGACGACGCGGACTGGATCGGCACCACACCGGCGGCGCTGCAGAACATGGCGCTGCTTGGGCTCGGCACCACGGCGGATGCGTCGAACCCGTTCTCGGCCAAGCTGAACGCCGCGCTCTGGACGGCGAAGACCGTGGCTGAGGGCGGCACCGGCGATCTGTTCTACACCATGAACAAGGAGGCTGCGGGCGACGATCTCGGCCTGACGCTGCAGACCGGCTTCGTGACCAAGGCGCTGGTCGGCCTCTTCGGCTCCGACCGCTTCCGCCTCGCGGTTTCGGCCGACGGCAGCACCTTCTTCGATGGGCTCAGCGTCGACAACGCCACCGGCATCGTCGACCAGCCCCGGCTGCCGCGCTTCAAGGCGTACACGAACTACGACAACTACGTCGGCGTTGGGACCTGGACGATGATCGGCCTCAACAACACCGACTACAACGATCAGGGGGCGTTCGACGCCGCAAACAACCACTTTGTGGCGCCGGTCGACGGCACCTACCTCTTCGGCGCGACGCTCCTCTACAAGATCAACGCCAGCGCCACGGCGAGGATGCGCGGGCGGCTCGTGCTGAACGGCACGACCGAGATCCGCGGCTCGCTCGGCGAAATTTCCGCCACCCACGTCTCGCTCGCCACCGCGATCTGGCTGCAGACCATGGTGCCGCTGACTGCCGGCGATACCGTCGAGCTGCAGGGGTATTTCCGGGTCGCGGACGGCTACTTCGCCGCCGATCACACGTCCTTCTGGGGCTGCAAGATCGGCTGAGCTGGGGAAGGAGGAACCCGATGAACCCACCCCGATCCGAGGGCTTCGTGCGCATGCCGGACGCCGAGTTCGAGGCGATCCTGACCCGGGCGGCGGAGGAAGGCGCGAAACGCGCGCTCGCCGATGTCGGCCTCGACGGCGACGAGGCCGCGCTCGACATCCGGGATCTGCGCTCGCTCGTTGACTGCATCCGGCTGGTGCGTCGCACGGCGATGCAGACCGCCGTCCGCATGATCACCACCGGCGTCATGCTCGCGCTGCTCGCGGGCATCGCCATCAAGCTCAAGATCTTCGGCGGCGGCCCGTAGCCGCGCCCCATCCCATTCATCAGCCCGCAATGACCCGCCCTCGAGGCGGGTTTTTCGTTTTCGGAGGACCCAATGACCAAGACATTCCATCGCCATTGGCGCGACGTTCCGGAGAGCGCCTGGCGCTGGCCGAATTTCAGCCCGGCCGAGATCGCCTGCCGGGGCACCGGCAAGCTGCTCATCAACGAGCCCGCGCTCGACAAGCTGCAGGCGCTGCGCGACCGGCTGGGCAAGCCGCTCATCGTCCGCTCCGCCTATCGCAGCCCCGAGCACAATCGCGCGTAA